TTACTCTTTTTTCTCCGTATCTGCATCGGGTTCATCAGCAAATAGCTTGCCCTGCATCCGATCCAGTTCTTCTTTTCTTACCCGCTTAACCACGCTGTAGACCCACTGAAGCGAAACACCAAATTTGCGGGCCAGTTCGTGGTGGTTGCGTCCGTTAAACTCCCTGAAGATTTCCCGGTCGCGCTGACTGACCTTCCATACCATGCCCATCGGGAAATAAACGTTTTGCCCGCCCCAGACCTGCATCATTCGGTTCGCGACGGCCTGACCAATCTGGTCGGCAATTGCGGGCTCAATATCAATAATCTCGCGAACGGTCTCAGAGGTATGCTGTGCCAGCTCCACCAGGAGTTCCGGCCCTTTACTTCGAAACTGATTCAGGTCGCTCATGTTTGACTCCCGCAGCTCTGCGCTGCCACTTCTTCAGTTTCTCAATAACACTGCTTGCCTGTTCAGTACTGAGCCAGCGCAGGGCGCTGATGCCCGTTTCCCGCTTGATCCACCTCGCTAATGCATTTTCTGAACGGTCACGAACAATGCCGGCAGCAGCCATTTCAAGCCATAGCGCACGAATTTTCCTGGACTGCGGATGGTTATCAAGCGGTAAACCGGAGCTGGCTTTTCTGGCTGGTTTAACGCGAAAGCCTTTCTTTTTCATGGATTCCAGCACGCAGTTTAGTTGTGTGGTATCCATTCCTTTGGTTGAGGCTTTACCGGTCAGCCCCTGTAACATCTGGCGGTAGGTGTCTTCATCCATACCCAGTTCATTACGGGCAATATGGATAAGCTGTATCAGGCGTTTTTTCTGCATATCATCTCCTTTTTTTCAGTCTGTCGGCAACAATGTCGGTTGCAGCTGGCAGGGTGACTGGCCAGAACAACATGACGGCGGTCATGTACAGGATGTAATGCGCGGTGTCGTAGTGCCTGCCATAGCCCAGGGAACGATGAAGTCTTGCGCTGCATGATCCTGCGTACATATACCAGAAAAGAAAACAGACAATGGTTTCAGTAGTCATTCTGAATACCTCCCCATTCGATATGAATATTACGGGCAGCAATGACAGGGTCGTTATTCCACCATGCACCTGACATGTATTTTTCAACCTGTTCGCGTCCGGCAATAACACCAATTGTGATCCCCGGCCTGACGTTCTTAAAAAAGGCGCGGGCAAAAAGGTATCTGGCAGATATTCGGCAGGCTTTTAATTTCCGGCTTTTACCTGATAGCGTAATCATCTGGCCTCCAGTTTCTGTTGTTCCTGCCCACTGACCGGGCGGTGCAGTCTGACGTTCTGCCCTTCAAGAAACCCCGCATAGCGCGAGGCGTCGCCATTGCGGCTTCTTCCCGGTTTACGCGCCCTGGTGGTTTGCGTCTGCGGGTATTTATGTTCCAGCCACTGCTGCATCAGTTCACGCTCATCATCGGTCAGGGCAAAGGACTGTATTTCACTGATAACGGCCAGCACCCAGCCTTCGGCAAACTGGTCTCCACGGCTGGTGCGGGTGGCGGTTTTTATTCTTTTGTTCTGTGCACTGATATACTGCTGACGCGCCTTTTTCAGCTGACGGGCCAGCACTTCCCAGGTGTATGCAGCCAGTGCCGCACGTTCCCGGTTGCCGTAGAACCCCACAGACGGATGCGTGCCGGGGTGAATGATGGAGTTAACACCAAATACCTCGCGGATGATGTTCATCAGGCCCAGCATGTAGCGCGGTGGACGGAGACTGCCTGTCGGCCAGTAGTGACTGATGGTTTCATCAATATCACTCATAGCAATGTCGGAATGTGTGATGCCGTGAACATCCATCAGTTTACGGGCTCGGCGCAGTGCCAGAGCGGCCTCGTGCGGGTTGCCGGATGCGGCCAGCGCCAGCAACTTTTTCAGTTTCTCAATGTGTTTATTCTGGTCTGTCATTGTTCTGTATCTCCGGTATTTTTCTGCCGTTTCCATGCCCGGACAGCGTCGGACAGCTCTTTCAGGCTGTATGCTGCTTTAAGCTTTTCCCATAACCACTGTGTTGTTATGTGCATCAGCAGGGCAGCCAGGGCTGCCCCCGCACTGAGGCATGTCGCCAGGCCAGTAAGAATCAGTGTCCATGCGGTGATTTCCCTGAGTATGTCAGCCATTGAATGCCTCCCGGTTACTCGTTCGTGTAAATCACGCCCAGTCGTGCAGCCAGACGTTCCAGTTTTTTCTGTTTGTGGAAGTCAATCAGCCGGTCCATCCCCTGAAGGCGCAGTTGCTCTGTCATGATTTCCACGTCTGCCAGCTCTGCCGCGAGGTCACTTTCGCTGCCCTGTCCGTTCAGGTTGCGGGCGGCACTGGCCGCCAGTTCAGCGGCCTCTTCTGTCAGTTTCAGGGCCTGTGCGTCCGGCCCGAAACGCTGCAGGGCCAGACGGTAGAGGGCGGTGCGGGTGAGTTCGGTGTTTCGTGTCATGCCGCGCCCTCAGTGCTTCCGGCTGACGGTGATGTGCAGGCCGCCTTCTGCAGTGGTTTCCATCCGGTACGGCACCTCATGCTCTGCCGTGTGGGTGAGTGTGTTCATCAGTACCTGCAGGGCAGCCTCCTTTCCGTTGGTCGCCACAATGGCCTGTGTGGCCATGCTGATTAGCGCCGTCAGGACGTGCTTCACATCGGTGAGGTCGCGGCATTCACACTCGTTGACATAGTGTTCAACAAGGGTTCGGGTGCGCTGTCGTGCTTCCTGTGGGGTAATCATTGCGAGTCCTCCCTGTCAGGGCGGGAGAATTCCATGACGGGCACGTCTGCCGAAAAATGCTGGCTGCAGTACGGGCAGACCAGGGTGACGCGTACCGCAGGGATGTGGTATTTACCGGACATCACGGCGATGGCGCTGTGAAAACGCAGGGCTGTTATATCCCTCTCGCACTGAATACATTTAAATATCATGATTTAATTCTCCTCTGTTTCCGGCGTGCAGAAGCCCGCGGCGCTGACGTCGGAATAAAAAAGAAAATGTTTTTATTAAATAATTAACGTGGTGTGTTTACTGCACATCCTGCTCAAAAGGAATTATTGAAAAATCCTCAATGTCGCTTTTAATGGAAATACCGGGAATATTTTTCACGGCCTCTTTTTCATTCAGGATAGCGTCTTTATTTATTTCCTCTTTTACACGAATAAAGCGCTCAAGCCCCAGACGTCTCAGTAATTCAATAACATTATCCGCCCCACGGATACTGACTGATGGCGGACGGTTTCGCCACTGCACCTCGCCGGTGGTGAGGTTAGCGAACTTCACCTTCCCGTTGCCGGTCAGTTCATCACGGTGCGCCTCACACCATGTCTGGATACCGGACTGCAGTTCGGCCATGCGTTTTTTCAGGCTCTCGGTGAGCGGGGCATAACGTGCGGTGATATCGCCAATGGCGTCATTCATTTCTGTTTCAGCCCTGACCAGTTCACGTTGTGCGTCACCGAGTAGTCTGATTCCCTCAATGACCTCTTCACGTGTCCCCGGCACCCAGAGTGCTGCTGCGGCCTTGATACGTTTTGCACCTTTTGTACTTTTTGCCATTTTTTATGATTTCTCCAGTTGTGCTGATTACCACAAAGATTCCGGCCACACGACGCGACAGCCGTGCAGTTCGAAAACGCCCTGACGGAAATATCCCCTGTGGTCATGTCCGGTATACAGATAACAGGCCTTTCCCTGCTCAAGCATGCGCATGCAATGCGCACTCCGGGAAACGCGGATGACAGGTTTGTTACCCCTGATGGTGATGCTTTGTACATCCGTGTTCGTCGCCTTAAGCGCCATAATGGCTGACTGCACTTTGCTGATTTGCTGGTTGATACCTGTGGTGGATTTCATTATTAAACCCCTTTGACAACGTCAGCGTTGACCTGTGGAACCCCGATTTCAGCGGCCAGATTCATGGCGGCTATTACCAGGTTACTGACGGCCAGCGGATACAGCAGGCTGACCATATTTTTACGGTGACTTCCCGGATTGCTCAGGCGGGCACGTATGGCATCCACTGCACCGGCGTCCATAATGTCCGTCAGCTGTTTACCGGCCCGTTGCAGTTTGAACGTCAGAAATTCTTCAAGGTTATTGTCCAGAGGCAGAAGTTCGACCACCTCACAACGCTGAACGACTTCACGGACTTCCATATTGCGTTCAGACAGTTTTGTCGCCAGTTCCGGCTGGCCAATCAGCACGATGGACAGCAGTTTTTTGAAACCGGACTCCAGCTCAAAAAAGCGTTTGAGGTGTTTCAGTGTCGGAATGGGCAGACTGTGGGCCTCCTCAATCACCAGAACGTGGCTGAACCCCGCCTGGCTGCTGTCTTTCAGGACGCGATGCAACTGGCGAAAACGGGCGTCCTGACTGCGTCTGATGCTTTCCAGTGGTGCGATGGTACTGATAATGGCTTC